TTAAATTGATAACAATGTCAATTTTGTTTGTATCAAATAATGTTTTAACTGCATCATAATTAGTTACATTAACGTCAGCTGAACTAATTGCAACAACGTTGTACTTTTTTTGTAATATTGGCAATAGTTGACTTCCTAAGCCTCCGGTTGCTCCAAATAGCGCTATTGTTTTCATTGTTTCCTTATAAAAATTTCTTGCGTATCTGCATGTTCTAAAAATTGATAATTACTTCCAAAGAATTCTCGTAAATCATTAAAATATTTTTGTTTGTCATGAAAAAATAAACCATGTAAACTTATATGTAAATTTACATTCAAAGTTTTCCAAAAAGGATCTTTTAATAATTCACATTCATATCCTTCAACATCAATTTTAATTACGGATACATCATCTTGTGTCAATTTATATTTTTCAAATATCCGTTGTATCGATATCGTAGAACATTGTATACTATTATTAGATTTAGTAAAACTAGTTACGCCGCCGCCTAATTCATCGGCGCCTAAATTTAATATAGGTTCTGTTGATACGGCTACATTTTCATGAAGTATGTTTTTAAAGTTATTTGCATGTATATTTTTTGCTAAATACTTATACGCATCCGGATCGGGTTCGAAACATAAACATTGTTTTGAATATTGTTGTGCTACTAATGATATTGGGCCTTGCCATGCACCTATATCAATGAATGTTTTATTTTTATCTAGTGCCGGAAGTATATCATTAAATGTTTTATTTTCCCAATTGTTTTGATATTCGTTTTGCCAAAAATCATCTAATGGCGGGGTCGACGGCGTTATGATAAAATCAACTCCGAATTTATGTACTGATATCATTTTATTTCTACTTTGCTTGACCAGTTACTACTTTGTTTATTCATATGTGACAGATAATATTTTTCATCTTCAGGTAACTGATCTGGATTATAATAAAATGGAGCATGTTTAACAATATATGGTTCTCCTACTCGTAACGTATCATTACTCCATGTTGGTATAATATGAGGTGCATGCACTGCAAATGTTGTATCAATCGGATGTGGATATAATTCAACATCACCATCAACAATTGCATTAGTCCAATATGTTGATTCGTAACTATGAACCCACGCATTTAACGGATATGATAAATCTATATCATCAATTTTGATTGACATTCCAACTTTTGTTTTGTTATATCGTATTGCATACTCAATTAAATCTTCAATAAAATTATCAGGTACATTGTCTAAAGGAATAATATCACTATCATTAAATACGTACCAATCTGATGTAATATCTTTAAATTTAGGATGATTTATCATAACTAAATCTCTAAAAGCATGACATGAATTCTCAGTTATATCATTGTAAAAAACATCAATACCAGTTTCTTGATACCAATTTAATAATGGTTGATATGTTGATTGATTGTCAATAATAGTTATATTGTTATATCCTTTTTTCTTCAAAACGTTAACTTGTTCAATTAACGGATATAAACGATCTCTATTTAAAATTACTATAGGTATGTTTTTCATTGTACTCCTTTTATCATTCCATATTCATCAAATGCTGGCATCGTGCCCCATTTTTGTATCCACTTATGTGCATTTTCATGTTCTGCAATACGTTGTCTTTTTGAACTTTGTCCGTTATTTTCTTCTAATCGATGACTTCCTCTAGCTCCAAAATGCCATACAACTGATGATGTTGGTAATATAAATTTTATTCCATGTTGCAACATTCTTAAGAATAAATCCATATCATCCCAACTTGCAGGAGCAAATCTAGGATCATTTCCGCCAACTTCGTCCCATATTGATTTTTTTATTAATCCAGAGACTCCTTCTCCTTTTGGAATTTCAATACTTTCATTAATTCGTACAAAATCTTCTGCCCAAGCATCAAAGTAATCAGAATCAAAATTATGAAAGTATGCACCAAACATTGTAGGGGGTACTATCACCGTTCCAGGTCTGCTATTAGAATTATTAAACATGTTTGGTTCTACTCGATGTGAATTCGTCCATAATTTTTCATTAGGATATTTTCCATGTATATCTAACAATTCTTTATCCCAATTACGTGTTACATAAAAATCCGAATGTAAAAACATGATATATTCTGTTTCAACATGCTCTGCACAAATATTCATGCCGCCGCCAATTCCTCGAACTTGATCATTTTCAGGTTCAATGAGTAAAGTTAAATTATACTTGTTACTATTTTCAAGTAACCATTCATTTGTGCCATCTGTACAATTTTCTGCATGTACTATAAATGGGGCATCTTTATAATAACTATTTTTTCTTACCGATTCTATAGCTATCTTCAAATATGGTAAATTATTAAATGTAGATATACAAAATGTTAATGGACTAGAGTGTTTCATAATATGAATTCTGTTTTTCTTGTCGTTCAATTGTTTTTGGATGATATAGCGAATAATCCTCTTCCATAGGAAGGTATGCAAACTGCTTATGTCCTTCAAGCCGCTCATGCACCTTATTCACCCACTTAATCTCTGGAACGTTTCTATAAATTCGAGTTTGATAATCAGGCCAATTCACCCATCCTTCTGAATTTACATTCCATCTCCACTTTGCTACGTGTTCCGTAGTCAACCCATCGACTGTGTTAACGCGCGGTACTGCGTATAAATCAACTGCAGAATTATGCTCTAATATAGCGGGCAATGATTCTATCATAGGAGTACATGGTATTTCGTCGGCATCTATTTGGAAGATATAATCTCCAGTACAGAGTGAAGTTAAATAGTTTTTCCAATCTGCAAAATGTCCTTGAAATTCTGCTTTATGCCAAGAAAATTCTCCGTTGATAGAATGCGACCTCAAAAAGTTTTCAATTTCCGGATCTCCATTTTTTGAATCAAATAAAACAACAATATCATCTTGTACGCGTTTATTTTTAAGTAAGAATACAATCAATCGTTGTATTTCAATGAATTCATTGCAAACTGTAATAGCATATGTTATTTTCATACTATATTATATTAAAAATTATTAAATTATCAAATCTTTTGCAGTTTAGGTAAATCTATTTTTTTCAATTGTGGCAATTTTAATTCAACGGCTTTTGGTAACTTGTCGACACCTGCATCAATAATTTCCAATACCGCATCATATTGTTTACTTACTGCTGATTTTGAAAAATTTGAATTTGCAAAATATCGTTGACGTGTAGCTAAATCTTTCCATGTTTTATAATTCTTTAAAACTTCTTGCATCATTTTGCCGGCATATCCATAATCAGGGGTAAACCATTTAGCTTCGCCTATTAAGAACTCATTTCGTGCAGATGGATGAATCGGTGTCAATCCGCCTGGAATTGCACATATGAAATCTTTCTTAAGGAAATCAGCTTGTCCGGAATAGTGTGGTGCAATGATTGGTTTACCGGTGGTAGAAAATTCTAGCAACGGACGACCAAAACCTTCAGCTTTAGTAAATGATACCATAGCTTTAATTTTAGGGTGATTGTAAAGTGCATTCATTTCTGCATCTGTTAAATCACCATGCAACAAGTATATATTGGGTAATTTATCTGCCGGAAATAGATCTTTGATTTGTTCAATTCGATTTTCTATTTCCATTCGATCCATTACGGAATATGTAGCACCGCTAGTTTTCAATAATAGAGCCGGTGCATCTTTTTTATTTTTAAATGTATTGAAAAAACAATATATAAGTCCACTGATGTTTTTACGATCTTCGCCTATCTGGCCTTGCAACCAATGTCCAACCCCTAATAACACATTGGATTCTTGAATTGAATCAATTTCTCGTACTTCGGCAGTAATATTTTTATTATCATATACTGCATCAAAGTATTCTGATATTACTTGAATGTTTGTAACAATATCCAAATTATGTCGTTTCGCTGTTTCTTCAAATACCGTTTTAGTAAATTGACTAGGAACAATTACGACTTGCATTTGATTGATTTTTGCAATCCATTCAGCAGGACAAACATCTCCTTCTGTACCTGCAGTAACTCCAATATTATATTTGCCAATAGCTTGAAATTCGTTTGGAACTGTTATTTGCACCCAAACATCGGGTTGTTCTTGCAATTGTAATGGGATAATTCTACGATGCCAATCCGTAGGTATAGGAAATGTTGTTGGAGTATGCCCCCATGGCATTGATAACAATTTGATATCCCACTCGGAGCTTCTTTTTGAAATAAATTGATCAATTACTTCTCGAGCATGATGGCCGTAACCACTTTGCGTCATTACGGGTGAAGATATAACTACTTTTCGCATTCTACTATTCCTGTTTTTTCGTATTTACGTGTTGTAACTTTGTTTAATGTATATCTAGGATGTTCAACGAGTTTTGATACAAACAAATAATCAATCATTGATATCATTTTTTGTCCCATTTGTTGAGCCGTTAAACCATTCTTTAATGCCCATTCTCTGCCTGTTTCGCCTGCATCTTGACGAGCTGGTGGCTCCATATCATACCAATATGCAATTGCATCAGCAACATCTTCAAAATTTACGCGATCATCAAAGATATATGGCGTTTGCGGAGAACCTTGAAGACTTCTATTACTTGGAAATACTGGCTTAGCCCATACTCCATGTTTTTTATACTTTCCTGTATGATTGGTTGCAAATTCTCCGTCAAATCGAATCCATTCATCATTCTCATCTACAAATCCACATTGATCTTGTAAACCACCAGTTACATTATTAACGATCGGCGTTCCTGATAAGATTGCTTCAGTTGAACTAAGTCCCCAACCTTCATTTGAACCTATATTAACTACAACATCAGACACATTATATAATGCATTCAATTCGGCAGTACTTAATTTTTGTTCTGAAAATATGATTTTACACGTAGGTGCCAATGCTTTCCATATTGCACGTAAATCAGTACCATTTTCATCAACAATTTGGGTATGCATTAACAATGCAACTTTACTTTGTTGTTCTTTTGGTAGCGAATCTACAAAATGTTTAAATGCTAAAATTAAGTCACCTGGTTGTTTTCTTCGTATGTTTCTATTATTCCAGAATACTACAAAATCAACCCCATGTTGCTTTTTTATGCGATCATATGCTGTTTGATATGTAGGATCGGTTGCATCTAGTGGTTTAAACATATTATGATTTAATCCATGAGCTACAAATCCTGTAATGATTTCGTCTGCTGTTACCGTATCAGGAACAGTTCCTGATGCATCATAATCTACAACCTTAAATCCGTTCTGCGTAAGCACTTCTTTGTGAATATTATCAGATTGCTTACTAATACCCATAATCAAATCACAACTAGCATAAAAAGGTGCGTTCCACATAGGATATGGTAAATCGTCCCAAATTGAATAATAAATCAAAGGAACTTTGAATGTAGATTTAATTTCGTGTTCTAATGCATACAACCAAGTCCAATATCTAGGATCAGTGAAATGCATAATGGCATCCGGTCGTTCTTGATTTAAAATAGCATACAATATGTTTTTATCACCATAGCCGTTCCATGCAATCAATTTAACTGATGCATCTTGTACACCCGTTTCTTGAATTACCTCTGCAGATAAATCAAATCCTTTTCCTGCATCCGGATGATGCAGTGCAGCACCTAATTGAACCCAATCATAATGATGTACGGTATTTAAAATAATTTCTTTGCTAATTGTTCCAATACCTGATGGTAATCGGAAATCATCCGCTAACAATAAAATCTTCTTTTTCTTTGGTTTGTTAGGGTCAATCTTTTGTAACTTTGGTAACTCCATTCTTTTCCTTTATAACTTTAATATAAATATATTTAACCGAGAATAACAACCGGTTTATTAAGTTTTTTTGATTTTGTCCAAGCAGTTTGAAGTACTGGATCAAGTTGCATTTCATTTGTCATGATCATCATGTAATCACAACGTTCTGCAATCAGTTTCATGCGATGATGAAGTTGACTAAAATGATAAGGTTTTCCATAATAAGATTCTGGCATTGCAGAATATATGTTATATCCAGAAAAGCTAGGGTTGTATTCTTCATATTGTAATCCAAATTCTAATGCAAATTTTCTAACCATGCTATTAGCTCCTTCATTTCCTCCGGCACCAACAACAATTAATTCATCTCCAAACTTCTTTTTGAGCATTTGAAGTGTTTCTTGTATTTTTCGTTTATTTTGCCAACCAGTATTGCCAATAACTGCTACACGACTCATTGTATCTCCTTTATAAATTTAATACCCTTCGGAAGATATTTGTATATTATGCGCAACATGTTTTCTAACAATTTTCTATTTTCTTTGTGATTAGGTCCTGTTATGTTGGTGCATAATTTATATTGCATAGTATCCCAACGTTTGCCAGTCCAACTAGGATGCGTGCTTACTTCAAATTCATAAACATAAACATGTTCATGTTGATATCTTATTCTCTGATTCTGTTCTCTTTCGGACATCTTTCGTAATCTGTTTTAAATGGACAATACTTGCAATTTGCAGCACCTTTACCTGCCGTAGCTAAATATACCTTATCTGCTTGTTTATTACCTTCTAAATCAAAGCAATGTTCAATGAATAAATCAATACTTCGTTGTACCCGCTTTTGCGTAACACTGCCGGCAGCAGGTCTAATATTTTGTATGCGCTTTTGCGGAAACATTGACTCTTCCATTATTTTGCGTTTAACAACAAAAAATTCAACATCAATATTTTCCTTCGGCGTGCCATATTGTTTTGCAAAGTAATTTTTATATGTAATTAATTGTGCTAATTTAAGTGAATCTGATTTTGCATTTTTATTCCAACCGTTGCGACTAGTTTTAATGTCAAGTATTAGAATCTTGTTGGTTACTGTATTACGCATAACAACATCCATGAATCCGTACCAATATACGGAAGGATTTGCATCTGATGCCTGTACACATAATTCCATTTCAATACCAGCAAGTTCCCAATTCTTAGTTGAAAAATATTGAGAACGTCGTTTCTTGAACCATTCTAATATAGCAACACCATCTTCTAAATATTCTGCTAATTGCAATGGATTTGAAAAATGTTCACCTGCATTCTCAGCAACACAACGTGTATACTCTTCTTTAAGTTTTGCTGTTAATATGTCTCTAAAATTTATTGATTCAGCTCGTTTAACGGATTCGGTATACATAACCGTTAAGAAGTGTTGAAACGTTTCGTGAAATGCTGTACCAAAACATGTTTCAATTGAGACTTGAAATGGAGCTAATCCATCAATATAGTTAAGTTTCCAAGAAAGAGGACATCGTTCATACAATGACCATTGTGAATAGGATATTTTTCTAGGAACTGTCGTTGCATCTCGTTGAGATAAACGATATATTGGTGAAAGATAGTTTCCGGATTTCATACTATTATTATATGAAATTATTTACCAGATTCCAACCTTTCTAATTCATTTAATGCTCGTTGCATATAAAGAATGTCATCCATTTTTTCTTCAATACTATGTTGCAACCATTCTTTTAAAGAAAGATCCGTACGATCCATATCGGTACCATACTTTGCTTTTCCGATTTGATGTCTACTGACAAATTCATCAATAATTTGATCTACAACACTATCTGTTTTTGGTATTGCTCGTAAGTGTCTATCTTGTTGATTTGATATCATTTTATCCCTTTTAAAAGTTTCTTTTTTTCTGCTTCACTATATCCGTACATAGTTAGAATTCTATCACATTGAGTCTTATCCATTAAATCAACATAATCTACGGCCTCAGAACGACTTACTTGATAATGTTCAGCAATTTGTGCAATTAAATCCTTTTCATACTTATCCTCAGATTTGCCTTTTATGTATTTTGCAAAGCTTTTATTGGTTGGTAGTAAATCATAGTATAATCGATATGTATCACGTGGTGATAATTGTCCTATAGTATACGTTTGAAACTCATTGATTAATTCCGTTAGTTCCATGCGCATTGATAACCAACGATTAACAATAAACGGTGTGAATTTCTTTTGATCTGTTTCGGACCAGCGAGACCATTCTCGTTTTTTATCAGTTACACCTGCAATCAAATCAAACATTGTTGCACTCTTTTTGTCTTCTGCCATTTGTTATAGTTTATATTTTTTGCGATATTGTTCTTCTAACATTTTACCTATGCCCATTTCAAGTATTACGGCTGTGTCTGGTACTCCTATGATGCGTTTTGCATCTAAAATATCATCAATTGATTTGTTGCGAAACGATTTTATCTTAATTTTAGCATTGCTTCGATTAGATGTTTTAAATACAATTGTAACCGTACTTTTGTGATATTGTATAGACATTCTATTTAGTTTTCATTTTAACTGGCTGAAATTCTTCTGGAATTGCACCACAATCGTCGCATCTAAACACGGGAATCGGTACCATGGTATCTTTGTCACCGCCTGTTAAAAACTTAGATACTTTATTAATTGCCATAACTTGACGAAAATACATTCCGTCACATTCTTTACATGATATCGGTTGCATTTCATTTGGCCCGATATTGATATTCATTTTACTCATATTTCTCCTAATAAATTTACAAACATTGCCATTATGTTAATTTCTTTATCTACCACGCTAGCATCTTTAAATTGTGCTTCTGCTATAATCAAAATGCAAGGTGCTATATGACCATGAGCAAACTCATCTAGATTGTCATATAAAAATGTATACATGGGAGTAAAGTCTCGAACTTTGCTATCTGCAATGCATTGTCGGATTTTTGTGAAAGTTGCTTTTTTATCTTTAGCAGTTTTAAGCATTTCTAATACTTCCGTCATGTAATTTGCTTGAATTGCCGAAGCTTTATCTATTTGCAATACTCCGTTAACTACAGATGCTTGTGCTGCATTGATTGCTCGACGAATATCCGGATATGAAGCATTGATAATTGCAGCAATATCTTTGATGTCATAAGTTACACCTTTTTCATCAAGCACCGTAACTAATCGTTGTGCTACATCTTTTTTATTTGGTGGCGTAATAGCAAATGTTTGACACCGTGATTGAATTGGATCAATAATCTTTTCAACATAGTTACATGTTAAAATAAATCTTGTTGTTTTGCTATATGTCTCCATCAAATTACGAAGAGCTGCTTGAGCGTTTGCGGTCATAAAATCAAATTCATCGAGAATAATGATTTTCCAACGTTTAAATCCAACAGATGATGCAAATCTAGATATTTTATCTCGAACTACTTCAACTGAATTTTCATCAGATGCATTGATGTACATGGTTTGACTGTCTACTGCATTTGCAAGTATCTTTGCCAATGTTGTTTTACCAGTACCAGCTGATCCGTAAAATAACAAATGCGGTAGTTCACCATTTTGTATCCAGATATTTGCCTTTCCTATTAACGCTTCATTTCCGATATATCCGTCTAAAGTATTTGGACGAAATGCTTCTGTCCATAAATCATGTTCTTTTTCTTGTTGCATAACATTTATCTAATTGTAATTTATTCTTTCCAATGAATTTAGTTTCATCGATGTAATTTTGTATAGTATCCTCACTTATAATAAGGAATTGTATATTATTTTCCAAGCAATATTGCTTAGCAGCTGTTGTTTTGTAATGATTATCTTTTATATTAGATAATGGTTTAACTTCAATTAAAATTCGATTAATTGGATCGTAAAAATCTACAATATACGTTTTGGATTCATTATTGGTATCAATATATGGAATACGAATTGTTTCATATTGCCAATGCTGATTTGAAAACCACAAACATGCTTCCCAACTACTCCGAAATTTTTTAATTTCATTATCTATTTCTATAATAGCATCCCAATGAGTGAAACTATTTGTAATTTTTGGAGTAAATTCATTATTTAAAATTTTTTGTTTTAAAATTTTAGAATTCTTAACAGCTGTTTGTTTTTTTGTTAATACCCCAGCGTCTGTTTGGTAATACGTTTTTAGTTTTTCGGAATTTTGTTGCCCTACTGATTTTGCTACATCTTTACCATAATCTGTTTGGAAAAATTTCAACTTAGATTCGGAAATTTTCTTTCCAATATCAGGCGAACGTTTACCTCTTTGCCAAACTCTATTTTCGGTGCATGTTAAACAATAACTACGGTACCGTTGAATATCAACATATTGTATATTACAATGCGAACATATATGGTCATACCCATTAGCTTCACATATACTGCATAATGATTTATTCCACACACCAAAAAATGAAGTATTGCATCTATTACAAATTTTTTCAATTGGTTTATATCCGCCACCCATAACTAATCTTTATTATAAATATGAGTATTCAGAATAAAAAATCTGTTTCTAGTTATTTAAGCAATAATTGAAATACAATTTAAGCCATCCGCCGTTGACTTCGATATAATTGTATTTAATTTCATTTCGTATTATTTGTTGCGCTAAACGATGATTACCATCGACAACGTAGTTTTGATTGTTTATTCTAGCAACTATAGGTAATTTATTCTTGTTATACCACTTTTGTCTAATCCATTCAGAATCGATATTGCTCATGAAATAGTTTTTATAAAAATCACCACCAATGACTGTCTTTAAATTCATTAGATCAATTTTCTCTTTAATCTGAACCGATCTACCCATTAGAGATACTAGTATATAAACGGGCAACGCGCGGTGCATTAAGTAAGACACCAACTTACGATACCTCCAATCATTGTGTTGGTCTTGTTCATCTAAGTCGTAATATAGTTTAAATATTTCAATTTGAACTGGATGTAGAGATCGATCGGTTATTAGTTTTGGTATAACAATATGTTTTATCAACCACCATTTAATTTTAGATGAAAAATTTTTCATGTTTATTTACCTGTAGATCCAAATCCGTTTTCACCTCTTTTAGTGCCTGACAGTGTGCTAGTTGAATACCATTCGATTCTTTCAACTTTTGATAATATGATTTGTGCAATGCGATCACCGGATTCAAATGCAACTGATCTAGGTCCATGATTGATCATGATTACTCCTAGTTCCCCTCGATAATCCGCATCTATGGTGCCTGGTGAATTTAACACAGTAATTCCATGTTTCAATGCCAAACCACTACGAGGTCTTACTTGCACTTCATATCCTTGCGGAATTTCCATAAACAACCCGGTAGGGACTAAACATCTACCTCCTGGGTCGATAGTAAAATCTTCTACACAACGAACATCTAATCCAGCAGCTCCCGGAGTTTCATATTCCGGGAGCGCATTACTTGATTTATTTACTACTGGTACTATCATGATTAATTCTGTAA